AGTTCAAGGAACTGACCGCCATCGGTAACGGCGTGACGGTCGGGGATGTAGCCCTGGTCCACAACGTAAGCCAAGCTCTCCATGCGAGCCAATTCCTCGCGGGCGACCGGCTCCCACTCCGAGCGAGGAACGTAAAACTCTGCCAAGAAGCGGTTGGTTCCTTCGATGCCCATGCTTGAAGCCTTGTTCTTAGACAGCGCCTCAAAGGTGATGCTGCCCATAACGAGCCACTGAATGTCAATGTGACCGAACGAGTCCATGATGCCGAGGGCGTTCATACCAGCCTGGGCAATAGCCTTCAACGCTGGGCCTTCACCTTCGTGGCTGACGGTTCCGCGCATACGGTTCCAGCCAACCTGCTTGTCAAAGGAGTAGGTGCCCATCGTCTTTAGTTCGTACAGAACGTGCGTACCTTGGTTCCAGTCCACGTCCCACACGGCGTTGTTGCGAATGTCGTCAAGGCTGATAAGTGCGTCGCACGATCCGCTGATTTCACCCAACCTAGACGCCACCTCAAACTGCGAGGATGGAAACTTGCGGCTGAGTGCATCCTGTAGTGCTTCGTGAACAATGGTGCCAAGCCCGGTAGCCCAGGCTCCGGCTTCGTCCATCGGTTCGGTTGGCTCAACGCCCAAAGCGGCGTACCCCTGCTGGCGACCACAGCCAAAGGCTGACGAGTAGCGAAGCGGAGTGCCGAGAGCGGTGGGCTTCGGTACTGCTGACTTAACGTGCAACTCTTCTACGAGCGCACTTGTGATTAATGGATTATCTGCGTAAAACATATTTCCCCTTTCAAGAGATACTTCACGGTACAGCATGGGTGTTACATCTGTCAAGCATCAATCCCGTTGACCAATGATTCGGTATGGGCCGCCTACGTTGGTGGTGTGTAGCCCAGCCACCTCTAGGGCACGTAGCAGGTCGCTACGGTCAAAGGTGTAGTTGAATCCCAAAGCACCTAGGGCAACCGGCGCACCGCTCCCAATGGCTCCGTAGGAATAACCCTCATCGGTGGTAGCCTCAATAACGCTTCGATCCGAAGCTACCTCAAAGATACGACTGTTCTCTACAACGAGAAAATTCCAGTCTGTCTCCGTGGTTTCAAACTCCAACGCTTGCTTTAATGTTGGGTGTGCCAAAATCGCACAGTGGTCAAAGAACTGTTGCCCCGCTCGCCACGACCCAGCGAACCCGACCAGCATGGTCCCGAACTTAGCAATCTTCGGACTGGCTGACGGCGCACAGAGTTCCCCAACGGCGGCGAGGCTATCTGAACCGATAAACGATTCGCCAGGCGTGACGATGGCGGCAACAACAGTCATTAGGCTTCTTCCCCGTCAATGATTTTGAAGTTGTTGGTGACGAACGTAGACAGATTTTTCATCTCAGTCTCCGTTGACGTGCCTGGCCACTTAAGCGCCCCAAGCGTCAAGGCAATGTGCAACGTCGCCAGCTGTCCAGCATCCAATTCGATTTGGAACTTCATAGTTCCCCTCTCTTCCATTTGTATAGGTTCCTTCGGCGGTCGTGGGTTGTCATCCCCCCGAAGATGCCGATTGACTTTGATTCGTAAGCGTAGTCTAAGCACTCCCGGCGCACGGGGCAAGTCGCACAAAAAGATAGTGCTATTTCCCTGCGTTCAGGCGTAACGTAGTCGTCTACCTTTGGAACGAAGATACTCGTATCCGCTCCGGCACACGCCGCTTGCTGTCTCCATTTTATTTTTAACATGGCACCAAGATACACAGCGCCACGGGCGGCGTCAAATCAATACGCCATATTTCTTTTTCATAAAGACGGCTAGACGCACACCTTCGTAACGGCGACAAAGATAATCAAGAGAAATAAACATAGGGCAGTACGCACCATCTTCGACCTCATGCTTAACGATGATCCCTCGGAAGTGCGCGTTCCCCTGCGGGCCTTTATAGTCCTCATCATGTAGGTAACACGCGCCTGCGACAAGACCGTGTTGACTTCTTCCGGCGACATAGCGGAGACTGTACGCGAGCGTTTGCTGGTGGCCCATCGTAAAAGAGTGTCCAATCGTTTTGAGCCTTGCGTCAACGGTCCCTCCCAAGGGTTTGCCGGTCATGGGGTTGTAGAAATAGTGACTGTACGCAATGCCGTCTAGCCACTTAATGTCAAGAAAGGGGACTGGAGCCCAGCCCAGCTCCACGTCATTGAATTGCTCGTAGGACAGAACGCCGTCCAGTTGAGCGTCCATACTCACGGCGCGTTCGATACGGTCCTCGTGGTTGCCCCGCAAGATGTAGCGTTCGGGTTGCCAGCCAGCGTGTTTAGTTCGACGGCGCGTGTTGTTGAGTTCGGTCAATGCCTGGTTGAGAACGACAAACGCCTGATTCCCCGCCTCAATGTCGGCTAGGTAGCGGCGACCTTCCATCGCCTTCTTGCCCCTGTCGTAAGAGGAAAGCGAGGGCATATCCCAGTGGTCGCCCAAGTGGATAATCTTTATGGGCTGGTCTTTGAAGTGGTCAACAATGTATTGACCTATCCAGCGAAGGTGGTCGGTGGGCGCACCCGGCTTTGCCTGAGTGTCGGGAATGACTACGTGAATCATAGGAGAGAGCGTCAAAGCAAGACCTCCTTGGTCCTGCCTATTCTAGCACACAGACGTACAAGCTTGCGCTATTTCTGCTGGTGTGCAGGTATAAACATCGTTGAGCCTCATCAGTGGTTCAAAGCCAGCAAACCAAAGCGACGCCGCAACAAGCCCCGAACAAATCCACGTATCGCCCTTACGCAAACAAATCGCATCGGGAAGCCACATATCGAAAGCGGCAGAGAAGATAGACAGGAACGAATACTTATCGCCTACTTGGGCGCGAGCAAAGGCCAGCAACTTCTCACGGTTAGCCGAGGACGGTAGCGGTATGACTTCGTATCGCCCGTGTGGAGCGATGTCTATTAGTCGCTTGTCGCTTGTTACGCCAGAGGGTTCGGCCTGAATGACGTACCACTCGCCGTCCACGCATCGGTCAACAACTGCAACGTGGTTCCATTCGGAGAACCGACTGTCTTGTAAGCGCCGTTCAGCAACCCGAATGGCACGGCCCAAGATTCCTGCTGTGTGGCAAAGTACAAGTTCACCCGGCTTCATCTCCTGTGTCATGGTATGTTTCTAAATCACCTTCTACTCGTTCAATGAGTTCTTTAAGTTCGGAAAACTGATGTGTTTCCATTGCCAGAATCTTGCGAATGACTTGGGCATCGCTTCGTGTTTGTTGGTACATCGCTATGCCGACGACCAGTTCAATCAGGACGGCACTATAGGACGCTGCGTAGTTCCACCAAGTCAGAACAGTTGCCGTTTGTATGCCCCAGCAGACCACCGTAGCAAGCGTCACTACGCCGACAAACTCCCAACGTCGAATCGCGTTCTGTGCTATCCATGAAAGGTGTTCTCCCAACCCAATGTTTTCCCCAGTGATGGGATGTTTGAAACGCCTCATTACAACCCTTCGTGTGCGCCAAGATGCCGAGCCAACTCAATCTTTAATTCTTCAACGCTTCTTTCAATGCGGTCGATCGCATCTCGCATTGAGCTTCCGTGGTTTGGCACCATTTCCGCGTGTAAGTCTTTCAAGTTTTCGGCCACCGATTTCGTCAGGGTGTTGTGGACAACCCGCCAAACACCAACACATGAACCACCAATAACTACGAGGGCTTCGGTAATGTACCAAAAATTAGCCGAGGCAAGAATATTCGCCATCATGCTTTTGGCCCTAAGAGCGCAGGTTCGTTGACTACGGGGTTGACCAGTTCCGAGGGGAGCCGGATACCAGGGGCGGCGGTCACGAAGCGCAGGTAGCGTTGTGGCAAACGTCCGTCTTGGCTGACCTTCACCACCGAGGGGTCGCCCTGCTGTCCGTGGCTAATGGTCACGGGGTCGGCTCCGGCGATTACGACGAGGGCTGTGTGTTCGCCCGTTCCTGCTCCGTACACCACCACGTCGCCCGGCTGAACCTGAGCGAGGGGGATCTCCGTGCCGTGATTGAGCAAGGTTCCGGTGTAGCCCTGGTGGTCGTAGTTCAGTCCGTTGGGGTCTGCGGCTCCGGCAATCCAGTAGCACCACGTCACGAACGCCGAGCAGTCGGCAAAGAAAGGGAACTTGGGAGGCCAGACGCCGATGCCACCCATACGCTGTGGGCCTTCGGTGTAGTTAAAGTGCGCCTTGTTGACGTGCGCCCATTTAGCCCAGTCAACTATTGCTTGTCGTGCATCTGTCATTTTGCTCCTTAGTAGGTGTTCTGTGGTGTGTAGATGTATGGGCCTAGCGTCTTAATGCTTATAACGCAGTCGCCTTCGTAGCCGTTTTCGTAGTTGTCGCGGCGCTTGTGAGGAATCCAGTCCAATGATTCAACAATCGAAATGCTGGCACTTAAAGGACCTTCGGTATAAATGACGAGGTTCTGGGATTGACGTAGAGATTCCAGCCAATAGAAATTGTCGTAGGGGTCTATGTAAACCTCTTCGCCACCCACCATCGCAACCGAAAACAGTTGCAACACCGCAGATATGTTGGTACCCGAAACCACGTTTGGGAACGCTTTGAGCGTCCAGCGGTACAGGGTGGGCGTTGAGTCGGCGGTGGTAGTGACGGTTCCAGCGGTCAACGTCAACTGCACTTGAAACTGGGATGACTTCGGGTTAGAGATACCGCTAACCGTGGGCATTGGGTACTCTTTGGTCGCCGTACCAATGGTGGTCGGAGAAACAAATGTAGTAACTGGAAGCGTCAGTTTGAAAGACTCAAGCGGTTCGCAGATAACATTTGCTTGGATGGACGCTGGGGTAGACGTGTTGCCGGGAGTAACGCCACCGTACTCAAAATACACGGGCGCTTTCTGGTCGGGGATGCCGTAGTCAAAAATGGAAGTAAGGAGCGTACCGCTGGAAACGTATTTGGTCGCCTTCATAACGCCGTTTGTGTTGATGGCGTATGGCTGGTAAACGCCAAGGCCGCCCACGGCAATAACCGGAAGGTTGAGTGCGGGGTTCCACGCAAGCGAGTTGATAATTCCTTGACCCGTAACCATAAGGTCCGAAGAGTAGACAGGAGCCAGCGGGTCGCCAGCGATGTAGGTGGACAAGTCCAGCTTGCCCAGTCCGGTGCTGGTGGCATCGTAATTGTTCCACGCAAACCAAACGAAACGACCGTCGCCAATGATTGCCGTAACGGGGCTACTTAAAGGTTGAAGAATGTTCGGAATCAACGGACCCGATTTGAGGTCGCCGGTAGCGGTGGCAGACGGATCGTAAATGCTGAGAGTCTGCGTCATGCGGATACCGCGGTTGGTGCCAATGAAGATGAAGTTGAGGTACGACTGGATACAGGTGGGGTACTCGTCTGGCGACATTGGGAGCGCCTGAACCGGACTGACCAACTGGAAGGGCTGGGCTACGGTGGCGGTGCTAACCGTTGTGGTATTGGTTGGCGAGGTGGTGCTAGAGCCGAGCAAGCCCGAACGGTAGATACACCCGTTGCCTTTCGTGCCACCGTGGTTTGAGTAGCCAGCAAAGTAAACTTGTGTTTCGCCGCCGATTGCGCTCGACCAATTCCAGCTGGGGTCTTGGTGAGTGTAAAGAAGGTCGGCAACCGAATTACCACCAATGTTTCCACCGACCGCACCGCTACCGTATACGGACTCCGTGAGTGTGGCACCCGTAGCATCCGTGATGGTGAAATAGGTTGACGATATTGCCGTAAGACTCCACACCCCGTTAAAGAGGCTTGTGTCGCTATAGGCGCTACCCCCAGTAAAGCCGGTTGTGGTTGTTATGGTGGTGGTGTTCCACGAGAACGTAGTGCCGGTGACGGCGGTAATGGTTACGTATTCGGTCTTGTTGCTACCGCCGAAACCCAAATACACGTTTACTTTGTTGCCAACTTGAAAGCCGCTGTAACTGCCAGTGAGAAGAGTCGCCGTTACCGTGGTACCCGAAAGGGCAATGCTGGTAAATACTGCGCTGGACTTTGCGCCCGAAATAGTAATGCTTTGACCAACAACAAAGTTTGTGGATGGGCCAGAGAAATAAACAAATGTTCCCGAACCACCGTGACCGCCCGTGCCGTTTGAAATGCTGGAAATGGCCTGCGAAGCGATAGTGACGCTGGGCGCAGAACCGTAAAGAGGTGCCGCGGTTGAGGAATTTCGCGGTTGGAAAGCATAGAGGGCAGGGCCATTCGCCGCAATCAACTGGTCGTTAGCCCACGCCACCATGCTGTACGAGCCGGAAGCAAACAAATAGAAGGTGCTTGGGTTACTGCCGTACCCTGGCGTTGCGTACCAAATGCCGTTATTGGTGGCAATATAAATATAGGTGTTTGCCGTGGTCATGCCGTACAGCGTTGTTGGAGCTGTGCCGGAAAACGTCATCGTTGTAGATGAACTCCAAGCAGAACCGAGCGTGGAAATGCCGGTGAAATATTTTACGGTTACGGTTCCACTCGCGCTAGAACCAGTGACCATGTAGCCGTTGCAAGATACGACCTGCAGGTTGCTCGCCACCGTACCCGAATCAACGCGGTAAGTGTCAGGCAGAAGCGTGGCTTGGTATGGGTAATTAAATACGTCCACGCCCTTGCTGGAAAAGTAGCGAGAGGACTGATCCTCGCCACGGTGGTCAAGGTATTGCTGTCCTGCGCCCTGGTTCCATTCACGTTGTTCTCGACGCCACAAACCTTCCGTGTTAACGGTTCCTTCGCCCATGATGTTTGACAACTGAATTGCCTCACGCTGGGCGGGGATGGAGCGGTGACGAAAAGCCTCGCGTCGATACGGCTCGAACGAAGTGTCAATGGGGAAGGTGCGTGTTTGGGGTGCGTAGGAAAGCGTCGCCAAACCGTTCGCAGCCGAGCCGGGGTTAAGCGTACTTGCCACCGTAAAGGTGCTTCCTGACACGCTGGCGATACTGTAATAACTACCGTTATATGTAGTGCTACCCGTACCCGTGGTACCAGAAATGGCTACCGTCTGATTCACCGCAAAAACGCCAACAACCGGAGCCGAACAAGTAAACGTAATGGTGGTTGAGGTTGAAGCGACGCTAGTGATGGAGGCCGTTGTGTTGGTAGGGTAGGGAACGCCAGTTGGGTCGGTAATGGATACGGCAAAAATACCCAGTCCCGCCGCCCCTCCGGTCGTGTTTGTGTAACTGATTGTCACCAGGCACGAACCTTCGTGTATTGACGAGTAAGCCGGTCGGCTTCTTCGGAGATGCGTTGGGCGCGTCGCATAACTAGCGCATTGACAGACCCAGCGACCGACCCAGCGACCACTTCTAGAGCCTTGCGCGGATCGGGCTGTGACTCCATAAAGTTGCGACTTATTTCACGGGGTTGGGTCAAGTCAATCTCGGCGCCTAGCGGGGGCAGGTCAAGCATCGTTGGCGTCATATTCGGGATTGTCACTGGTGCCGCGAAGTTAATTGTTATAGAGCCAGAACTGGTGGCTGACGCGGCGTTGCTTAGGGTGACGGTATTCGTACCAGTATTAATTCCAGTAATGGTTGTGTTCTGGGGTATGTAGGTGTTTGCGCCGTCGCCTTCGGCAACGGGCATACCAATGTACAAACCAGTTACACCACTTAGGGCGATGCTGGACGAACCAACGGTGGTCGCACCAGTAAAAGAGGCAACAACCGAACTGCTGTAACCATTAAAGGGCGGGGCTTCGTCATTGGTGCCGGGAGTGTTAAGCAGGGAGTCAGACCCAGACACTAACTTGATAAACGGCGCAGAGTAGGTGACGTAAATGGGTAGTCCGGGCCAACCGGCTTCGTACAAGATTAAGCCCAAACCAGACGGGAACGAGGGGTCGGTGCTGTTCTGTTGCCAGCGAATAACCTTCCAACGCTTAATGGCAGGAAAGGTGCGGTATGGCGGGGCGATGCGGTAGCGCACTTCAAGAATGTCAATAAAGTTAGCGGGCAAGGCTCCAAGGTCATAACCAGCAAAGACGGGGTTATAGGTGAGCTGTGCCACGCCTACGCGGAACAGTCCGTTGCTGGGCGAGGATAGGGAACGCAAGTCGTCGTTAATCGCCACGCCAATGTCGTACCGTGAGTAGCGAGGATTGAGGTATACCAGCGGGGGCTGGTTGGTGTTTGTAATGGCGTGAGAGGTGGCTACAGAGCCGTTGTAGCCTCGTTCTACCTGAGCGTACCCCGTAGTGCTGGTGACGGCGGTATAGGCGTATACGTACATCAGTTCTAGTTCTACAGCCAAGATGACGCCGGGCACAATGCCGGACGTTTGTGAGCCAGACAAAGCCACCGTGAAGTTGCTCGACGAGATTGAACCTGGCGTGAAAGAAGTAATGCTTGTGCCGTTGTCGTAGGTTCCGGTTAGTTGAACCGACCGCTCGCGAATACCACCCATAACACGGCGATAGACCTTTTCAATAACGTCATTAAACGTAGAGCCAGCGGTTGTGGTGCTGGCCGAACTGCCGACTGTAATAATGGATGCCATTTAATTTAACCTTAATTGAGAGCGTAGTAGATGAATTGACCACTGTTCGAGTAGGTGTAGGTCGTCCCGATAGTGACGGGCAAAGACGAACCAGTGGCAGCCAACGCGGGATACGGAGCGGACGAGTACGCGGCGACCTTCATTGATGGACCCGAGGCAAGGCTTGGCATTGTTGTGCTGGTGATACAGACGCCGACGTAGTAAAGCCCGCTCGTTGGGACGGTGTAGGTGGACGATGCGCCCGAGGCAATCTGGGCGATGTTGTAGGTGAACGCAGTAGTCGCAGCCATTGACGATGTGGTTGCTCCGGCAGAAGCGGCAACCAGAGTAAGTTGCGTTCCCGAAATGGTGAACAGACCAGCCCATTGGTTCGTAGATGTGGTGCTTGCAGTCGTATCGGTCATCACCGTGATACTGCTGACGACCTGCCCCGCAGTTAGGTAGACCGCAGTTGTACGAAAGATTGATGAAACGGGAGTCTGGCTTGCCGATACCAAGTACCGAGGCAGTGTTTCAGCGACGGTTCCATACGCGATCGCTTGTTGCGCAGGTGTCTGACCGATGACGTTGCCTGTCCCACCACCCGCAACAGCCAAAGGCAGACCGCCCATTTTGTTGATGTCGGTCGTAATCATGCAGTACCAGACGCCACCGCTCCAGGCGAAGGTGTAGGCGGCATTGGTCGGGATTGTGTAGGGCGTCGAGGCCGAGTAGATGGTTCCCGAAACGGAGATTGACTGCGTTCCACCGAGGATGTTCACGGTGTAGGGCGACAGGTTCTTAATTTGGTACAGCGATCCGTTGACGGGGTTAGCGGGCAGGGTGATGGTCTGACCCGAAGCGCCACCCGTTCCGTAGATGGTGAACTCGCCGGTTCCAGCCTGAGCGGTAGCCGAACGATTGACGAGTGACTGAGGCACTTCGTTAGTAAAGATGCATCCGCTACCAACGGTTCCTGCAGTCGTGCAAATCCACAGCGTCCCGGTCTGGTCCACCACTACGTCACCGACAGCGAAGGTGCCAGAAGCCGGTGCGCCTGCGGTTGTTGAACCGACAAGCCGAGTGTTCCCAGCCGTAGCACCCGTGATACCAGTGGCCTTTAGGTCGGTGCCAGAAACTTCACCAGTCGCCGCAAGAGAAGTGGCCGTGGCCGCGCCAAGAGCGGGGGTGACAAGAGTGGGCGACGTTGAAAGAACGACAGACCCCGAACCCGTCGAAGTCGTGACACCAGTTCCACCGTTCAAAACTGGAAGGGTTCCGGTCACGCCCGTTGTGAGAGGAAGCCCAGTTACATTGGTCATCACGCCCGAAGAAGGAGTACCGAGAGCAGGGGTTACGAGCGTGGGGGAGTTGCTAAGAACGTTATTACCCGAACCAGTGGAAGTGGTTACACCTGTGCCACCGTTGCCGACTGGCAAGGTTCCCGTCACGCCGGTCGTCAGAGGTAAGCCCGTAACGTTGGTCATCACACCCGATGCTGGGGTGCCAAGAGCGGGGGTCACGAGGGTAGGGGACGTGTTGCGAACGGTGGAGCCTGTACCAGTTGAGGTGGTCACACCAGTACCGCCATTGGCAACTGCCAACGTACCGGCCAACGTGATTGCCCCAGAGGTTGCCGACGCCGGGGTGAGGCCAGTGGAGCCACCAGCAAAGGTAGTTACACCGCTGGCACCGCTGGCAAACAGCAGGGAGTCATCATACGTCCAGTAGTTCGTTGCGCCAGTTGCGCCAGTCGGGTACGAGACAAGAATGTAGTAATCGATGCCACCAGTGACGCCGGTAATCTCCCATTGACCAGGGCCGCCAAAGTTTGTGCCAGTGGTGACGGGGCCAAACACTGTCGTGCCAACGACACCACCGCTAGGCGCGGCAGTACCGACAGTTGGAACAGCCCCAGAGAAAAGCGTTGAGGCGTAGGCAGTAACCTTCGATCCGTTCAACGCCCCCGAAGGGCCTAACACGACACCAGACAGTGTGTAAGTGGTCATTAAAGTACGGACTCGCCTTTGTTAATTGCGCCTTGGATTTCGTCAAGTCGCTTTCCTAGTTTGGTGTTGCCTTGCAAGGTAGTGTTGGTTTCCACTTCCCATTTAGAATCAGCGCGGGCTTCAAGGCGGGCAGAACCCTTGACGGACTTGGGTTGCAAACCGTTTTTGCGAAGTCGCCTGTACGCGGCAACGTCTTTGTGCATAATTTTTGTTTCGCGCTCTACCGTGCCAGCTTCAGAACGAGTCGGCATAGCAGAACTAGCAAAAGCGACCGAAGCCACTTTGCACCCAAAGCAACCATCGGGGCAAAGCCCCGTGTTGTGACGTACAGCGGTCATTGAATACATCCTCCGTATCCGGCATTAGTCAGAGCAGTTTGTTCTGACGCACTAATAACAGTTTCGCCTAAATACACTTTAGTAATCCAAGGGTTATGAGACACGGTGGCCATTGTGGGTACGGGCGGCGTTACCTGATAGTTGATGTAGTACGAAGTGGAATACGGTGCCGAAGGGTCGGACGGATTGTACGGATACGGAATGTTGGTGTTTGTAACCGGGACAAGGTTCCCATTTAGGTCAAAACCGTTAGGCGTGTCTTGTACAAACGTGCCATCACTCAAAGCGAAAACAGTTATGTAACGCTTCCGGTTTGGAAAGTACCGAAACAAACGGTTTGCCAACCCACCGCCGTTAGGCAAAATGGGCGGGTTGTCATAGGCGACTGGTGGCGTAAAGGTTGCCACTATCGCCTACTTTCGCCCAATGGCTCCGAGTTGGATTGCCGCAATCGTGTCAATGAGGTTTGCGCCACCCGTAGTCTGAACTTCGGGGCGAGGACCAGTAGCGTCACCGACCGGCATATTCACCCGGTCAAAACCCATTTGGCTTTGTTCAAGTAGCGTGGTCGGGCGCATATCAACTACGAACCCGTCCTTCTTGGCATTGACGCCGTACACTGATTCATCGTAACGACTTGGCATTAGATATCCTCTCGAACACGGAAGGGCATGACTTCGGGCTGAATGGTTGCGGCGCCGTAGGTGATTTCAGTGATGCCGGTAATCATCGGAGCCATGAAACCGTCGCGGTTCGTGTTTGCTTCCATGCCACGGTTGGCTGGGCCACTCGTGGTCGTGGAGGTGATTGGAGTTGGGATAGAGCCCGTGTCAATGCTGTTAGCGGCGGTAGCGCGAAGAAATTCTTCACCTACCGTCTTGAATGATGCGCGTGATTCCATTACATCCACCTTGCGTCTACGAGGGTACACTTGCCGCAATAGCAAGAGTCCGAGGTTTCTCCCTTGACAGCTGATGCGTTGTTTGCACGAGCGGCAGCAACGCGATCAAACGAGCGACCGGGAATTGGGTCTGCGGCGTCGATTCCGCGTGTAAGGCCGAGGCCAGTGGGGATTGTCATAGTTCCTCCGAGGTGAACTGGTGGGAAACGGGGACGAGTACGCCGTTGAGGTCTGTAAGACGACCGCAGATGAGGCAGTGGATTTCATCAATCCCTGCCTGCACGTCGAACGAACGACATGCGGCGCAATTACGAGGCCATGGCATACTCGTCCCCTATTCCTACTAGTTGGCCGGGTAGACCACGCTGGCGGAGCCGAGCGTACCGGTGCTGAGGCTGCTTGCAACCGTGAACTGGTTGAGTGCAGTGTTGACCGCGGTGACAACGTAGGTGCCGTTGATGCCGCTGGTGGTGGCACCAGAGATAACAACTGCATCGTCGGTAGAAAGACCCGGAGCCGCCGAAGCCGTGAACGTTGCGAAGCCCGTAGAAGGCGTGTTGAACGCAACGCTTGACAGCGAGGTGGTGGCAGCGGTAGATTCACCCATGTCAATGGTCGGGTCGAACGAGGTACCAATGTCAGCACCAAGCAACGAGGTCGACTCAATGCGCATGACGGAAGCCTGACGGAAGATACCGTAAGCACCCAGCCAGTACCAACCCAGCGGGACGTAGCGGCGCAGGCGGTCGGTGATGGGACCGGGCACGACGTGCGGGTACGCGCCATTGCCGTCAATCATCGAGTACGCCTTGGCAAGAGCCTGACGGCCCAAGACAATGGTGCCGTAGACGTTGGCCGACGAAGCACCGGCACCCGCGAATACGGGAGCGCGAGGCGTTTCGATCCAACGGACGCCTTCAAAGGCACCCAACTCACCAGTCCAGATTTCACCCGGCTGAGCGTACACGTGAGGCGCACGCCAACCTTGAACGTTGGAACCAGAAATGGTTTCGCCCTGAAGGTCGGCAACCAAGTCGGGGTGAATGTAACCGACGTACATACCGCCAAACGTGGGAACGTTCTGCGAGCGCAGACGAGCGCGAGCGACACGAATGTCCAACGAGGACAAAGTGTTTGCCGCAGCAACCGACGAACGAGCCGTTACGGAACCAAGCGACGTAGCGCCCAGACCCGATGCGTACATCACGTTGGTGCCGTTGTCGAGGGCAGCACGGGCAATCGTGTCAATCGAAACACCAGCGTTGTAACCAACCACGTTAGCGACAACTGGGTCGATGTCCACGAACGAGGTGCCACGCAACTTGGCAGTGGTGAGTACGGCGTTACCGTATTCAGCCAAAGTCAGCGTGACCTGCGAGTCGGAGAGGGCAACGGTTGTAACATCGGTTGTTTCGGTCAGAGCCGAAGAAGCGATGGGCAAGTCGTTGACAATAGTGAACGTTACCGAAGAACCAGGCATCGACTGTGCAGTCGGCTGGACATCGGCAGCGGCGTCAAAGTACAGCTCAGGACGAAGGGCGAAGTACGCCAGTCGGTCATACGCTGCCTTTGAAAAATCAAGGGTACTAGACCCTGTGTAGGCATCAGCCATTGGATATTATTCCTTTCGGGAAATGAAAGGCTTAGTACATCCCCGTTGTGGTGACGCCGACCTTACGGCCTACATCACCACGGGCAATTGCCATGACCTCTTCGACGCTAGACGCACCCGCCAAGGCCGCGTAGTACTCCTGCTGGGGGTCTGGCGTTGAGCCAACCGATCCAATAGTCGCACCCTGCGCCCGGCGAAGGGCTTCGAGTTCAAAGTCATTCGATGGTGTTGACTGCTGGGCTGGGGCATCCAAAATTCCATACTCACGGGCCTTTTCGCGGATAGCGTCGAGTGACGCTTCACCACGGTAAGCATCTCGGAAAAGGTTTCCAAGAGGTGAATCGGGAATTCCTGCCTTTGCCAGCAACACTTCACGCTTGGAATCTTCCAGTTCTGAACGGAGAGCGTCCAGTTCCTTGCGAGCCTTTTCTGCTTCACGCAACTGCTTCCGAATGTTCGGGTCAAGCGGCTGGTTCTGCTGGGCTTCTAATTCTTCATCGTCATCGTATGCCATGCAATCGCTCCTTGCGGGTACGCACTTTGCCAGAGGTTAACAAAGCGGATAAGTTGTAAAACTGCACCTGTTACGCATCGGGGCTGTGCCGTCCCCAAATGGGTTTGGTGGTTAGCGCTCCTGCGGCCAAACAGGGCCAACTACCTGATTAAATTGTACCTTACGAGTAGGCCAATGTTACGCTACGTTCGGGCCGCGCCCAATCCGATAACACCTTTAGCGCTCTCGGCGTAGCCACCACCCTTTTCAAACGGGGCGACCTTTGCTTCTTCGGCACGAGCCACCTGCGTCTGAGCGGCAACTTGGCTGATGCCACCGAAGCCTGCAAGCTGAGAGGCAATAAGGGTTTTGGTATCAACGGTTGGAGTACCGGCACCAGGCAAAGCCTTGGTCAAAGCCACGTCACGGCTGGCGCCAAGAAGCCCTTGTTCAATTTGAGTGATTCCGTAGCCAAGCCCTTGATTACCTTGGGTCGCCGCCAATTTCGCCATTTGTGCCAACGATCCTGCTTCGCCACGATTAAGCCCATTAAGCCCAACGCGCTGAGAATAGTCCTGAATGTCGGCTGTCGCAATCTGGCGTTGCATAGTTTGAATACCGGCTGGTGCGGGCATTTTGCCTTTTTCACCCTTTGGTCGAGGCAACTCGCCAGTAATAAGGTATTGAGTAATGTCGCTTTTGTTAATGCCAAACTCACTTTGAAGCAAGGCTTTAACGCCAGGGTCGGCATTTTCGACGGCGGTGTAAATGTCTTGAACTCGCTGTTGATACTCAACGGCAGAAACATGGTTGTTGAGCAGTTCGCCAATTTGTTGTTTGCTTGGCGTTTTCATACCGTACTGCGTAGCCGAATCAATAACCTTTGTGCTGTAGTCCTGATACGCCGTTTCGGTCATGTGGACATTGACGCCACCCGCTTTAGCGGCGTTTTGGTTGTAAGAGGCCAGTCCGGGGAAAGCGTTGTTGTAGGCCGTCTTAAACTCGTTGGTTGCGTTAGCGCCGAGATAAGAGGGTGCTGGGGCGTTGCCACGGATAACCTCAAGGATGGAGTCGGTATTAATGACTTGATCGCCTTGGTGCGTAATCATGTTGTAGACCTTGCCAGCCTCGCTAGACAGTCCCCAGTTATCTAGGTACTGAGCAACGATTGAATAAGCACTTTCTTCCTGAGAAACGGTGGCTGAAGTGCGTCCAAGCGTAAGTTGCGCCTGTGCGGTATTGCCAGCGTTTTGCGCCGCAATAATTTCGTTTCCAACCGTAGAACCGGCAATTTGGGAAATGCTTGGGGTTCGGTACAGGTCAAGGTTTGCCGTAGAGCTACCAGTTCTGGTTGCCTCGGTAAGGTTCATCGTTACTGCGGAGAAAACCTTGCTGGCGTCTTTTCCGGTCGGGTCAAAGCCTGCTGGGAAGAACGTATCAACTAATCGTTGTTTTTGTTCGGGCGAATATTTGGACTGAAAGATTGATTCGTACAGTTCCTTACCCGTTGTGGGGGCATAGGCTTTCTGTTTTACGCCAGCTTTTGCTTCTGGTTGGTAGAGAAGCCCTGAACCAGGCTTAATCTTCAAACTAGCCGAAAGGTCTGACGGAAATAAAAGTGGCGAACCAACAGGCGCGTTGCCCAGTGTGGTTCCCCCAAACAGTCCGGTATTGCCACTATTGACTGGCGTGGTCGTGGTCGTCGTGGAATCAGTAGTTGCCATTACATTGCTCCTTTGGGGCGTTCAAAGCCTGCCTGCATAGACTGAACAACCTGACGCGCCCTGTCTATTGCTTCGGGCGTTTTGTCATAGCCAAAAGAAGGCTCGGTCATAATGTGTTGTTTCCATTGGTCTAGCGACATGGGTACTGGGCGCCCAGTCTGCGGATCGGTGCCACCAGTCAGCGCCGCCGTTGCCTTGGGGTCGGACTGGAAGTTTGGTTCAAAGTCGTCACCAAGCTTCTGTTTGGCGATTTGACGGTATGGGTCAAGCAGGTATGCCGTGGGTATGCCCGCCTTAATCTGTGGCGCGAGAGTGGGGTATAGGCCCTGTGCAGCGGTCTTTACGTACTCTTCAAAGGCGCTTGCCTTTTCTGGTGTGACGCTCTCCCCGGCAATCTGTTTGACGGTTCCCTCGGACATGGGGACGTGATACATCTCGGCCATGTTCATTAGGTCTTTGGCGGTCATGGTCTTTTCTGCTGGTGCGGTTTCTTGTGCCATTATTCCTACTTGGTTGGGGCTTTAGCCAGTACGGTCAATAGATACGAAAGCGGTCCTGCTTCTGGTTTGGCGGCCGCCGTGTTCATTACTTGATACAGTTCCTGTTCAATGGCGTAGCGAGCCGAGCCGGTCGATGCCTTTATTTCAGAAATGTAGTTTTGGTAAATCTGGTTTGCTTGTTTCAAATCGGTAATTTGCTGTTCGGTCATTAGACCAGCACTAGTTATTTGCTTTTGCATGGCGGTGTCGCTAACAAGTTTTTGAAGTTCTTGAACGGTAGCAATTTCTTGTGGCTTGGCGCTGATGCCAAGTGGACTGCCCTTTTGCCCCCACGTTGGGTTGTAGTTGTTGGCAAACTCTTTGGCGGCGTTGTCAAGGGCGGTCTGTCCTGCCATACTAATAGTGTTGTTCGGATTGTTCTCGCCACCCCACTGACCGTACTCGCCATAATACGTGGGCATTAAATAGTTGTAATAGAAATCGTTGCCGACGCTAACTAGCATTGCGTCCATAAATTGTTGTGGAGTGTCCTCTTTTCGCAAACCCATGCTGATCTGTGACTGGAAGGCGGGTGGGTAATAACTTCCGCTACGAGGAATAAGGTTTGCGGCGAGTGATGGAATACCCGTGCCTGGCCTTAACAGGTCGGGTGCTTTCTGCGCCCATTGGGTAAAGTTGCTTGTTTCGCCAAAAGGACCGTATGGGCTTTGCGACGTAGAAACCGTGTCTAAGAAGTTGCCAGGGTATTTAATGGCAAACTCCGCAACGGCGCTACTGTAGGGAATCTTGGAGCCGTCAGGAAGCGTCTGCTGAGTAATCTTGTTGAACTCGGCTGACTTAGAAAACTTCTCTTGAATAGATGCGGCGGCGGGCATTGTAAACGTGGCAAACAGTTTCCCCAAGTAAAGACCCAGCGCTGCGGTGTGAGCTTCGTCCATAAACTTTTGACGATTGATGTAGCCGGTCTGCGGGTTATCAAAATAAACCGACATTTCGTAATCGGCGTAGATGTTGGCGTCAACAAACTTTTGGTCGGGATTGGCGAACTTGGTGGCTTTGTTCATGTCATAGAATTTTTGAACAATGTTTTGACGCATATTGTCGTACATACTGTGCATCGCTTTTACTTCTACCTGAACGATTGGACCGTTGTTTTGGGGGGTCCCGCGCAAATTGTCAAACTCATCCGCTCCAACGGCAAATATTCCTCGGTAGAACGACGAGGGCAAAAGGTCTGAACCAATAGAAGTTTTAGAGCCAACGGGACCCAATAATGCTTCAAGGAATTTATTGTAAACTCCTGAATTAAATAATCCAGTATTGCCCAATTCTTTTAGTCCAATGCTTACAAACGTGCCGGGGTCGGGTCGAGCAATGTTTCCGAGCATTGGCCAGCCCAGTTGATTTCCAGTTGGGAATACGGTTTGAAGCGAACTGACGTTGCTTGCGTAGCCGAAGTGCAGGTCGCCAATAGGGTTGCCAAGGTTCACAATATTAGATAGAAAACCACCCAACCATTCAGAACCCGGAATAGAAATAACTGGCGTTTGTCCGTTATTAGTGTTCTTGACAAAGTAATCGGTGACGTGCAAGTTAATCTTCATGTATTCAATAAAGGCTTGCGGGTTTTCTTCTAACAAACGGAAGGCTCGACGATACGCCTGATTCTTGGCAAACCAGAACGGTGCGTAGAGGCGAGTGTTTTTTTCAAAACCGAAGCGATCGGCGGGGTTGTGAATAAACTTTGCCATTTTGCGGAAAGCATCGTTCATCGCTTTTATTTCGGCTTGGTCTTGATTAATAAAACCTTCGGCAATACGAGGACGAAGTTCTTCCATTGCCAAGTGGTATTCCAACATCATCTGCGGTTCACGGCTTACCCAACTAATTAGTTTGCCAAACGTTTTGTCAAGAACAACGCGGTTGGCCATTTCGGGGCTTCTAAGAGCGATTCTAAGAAGTTGGTTTAGTTTGCGCACTCCCTCAGTTTGCCAAGAGTATTTAACAAATTCTCGGTCAATAAGGTGAGTGGGTGCGCCATCCATTTTGGCAAGTTCGGCAGCGAGAGAGGCGGGTCCTTTTATTTTGCCAGTAAGAGCTTGTTCAATAAGGCTGGGTTGGAGAACGTACTCTCCCTTGCGATTAATGCCGGAGAATACGCTTAAAACGTTGTAGGTGCTGGCTTTGGCCCAGTCCTTGCCTGGTATGCCGGTACTGATTTCTGGGTTCTCAAGAAGCATACGACTGGCTGGGAATGAGGCTTTTTCTGCATCGGTAAGTAATTGTTTGCGAGCAAAATCCAGTTCGGTAAGTTGGTCGTGAAGGGCTTTGTAATTTTCTGCGGAACCAACGCGCGGTCCGTTTTCAACCAAAAAGTCTTTAAGGTCTTTAAGAATTGCCAACATCTTTTGGTCGGAATGGACTCGACGCAAATTGTTTAATTGAGCGGTGACAATAGTTTTGCCGTCAGAGGTAACAAACTTTTTGCTGGGAAATCCCTGCGAAGTAAGAATAGTAGATTTGTCATCCGACAAGCCATACGTTGTTTGTGCCATGGCGCTGTTAATTGAGCTTGAATTGTAAAGTTGGGCGCTGGCGTGTCCTACGTCTGGGACGTGGCCACCTGTGTTCTGTAGAAGCGTTTGGAAGTCATCAAGCATCCGGTAGAACTGATCGCCGGTCATTGCCTTTAGCGCACCACGCTGGGCGCCAGTAAGTGCGCCGCCTAAGAACTCGGTAGCCCACTTGGTATTGTCGTGAAGCAAATTGGCAACTTCAAGTACGTGACGCTTAATGACGTTGGCTTCGGTAATTTTCATACCGTTCAGAACGCCTTCTTGCAAAGGAACAGTTTCGGACATACGCTTGGCAATCGAAGTAGCCAAACGAGATTCAATAAGATCAAGGTTGCCAAAACGAAGCAAAGCCGGAATCCACTCGGCACCGGCAATACGTTGAACGTATCCACCAGTGGAAAGCATTAAAGGAATGAAGGTGTGGCTAAGAAGTTTATTGCCAGCGTCAACAAAAAGATTGCGACGGTTTAGGTAGGTACCGGCCTTGACGCGTTTGCTTTCTAAGCCCTTAAGAAGGGATTCTCGAACCTCTTTGGTAAGTTGTTGTTTTTCGTCAAGGTGAAAACCAATCTCGTTAACCCAACTGCGAAAGTCAGACATACGAACCGTAGGCTCTTGCACCTTGCGAAAGAATTGAAGTTCAAAATCGTTGATTGCGCGGAGTCGTCCTTGTAATTCAGAAAGAAGCCGAGGGTCTGGCGCCTTGGCTTTCATCGTTGAGGCAATTCGTTTTTCTAAACTATCGGCTTCGTCAAATACGGCGCGAGAGGCTGTGACAAACTTTTCTACGCTGTTAAGCGAAGCGTCGCCGTTGGTCTTGTCAATAAGGTCCTTGACTTGCTTGGTTGCGCTGTCGTAGCCAAAGCGGGTGAATTCACCGTTGGGGTCTTTGGCAAAAGAAACAAACCGACGACCGGATAGTTTTTCTACGTTACCCAGAATTCCTTTTAGATCGGCGTTCTTGTATTCGGCGGCGGCTTGGTAGGCGGCTTGTTCTAAATAACGCAAACGGCTTCCGCTACCGATGATTGTTCCGTCGAGTCCATTAAGAACAGCGGTCATTTTCTTGGTCAAACCAACAAGGTTGCGCGGGTCAATAAAATTGCCTTGCGAAACGTGGGTATCACCGTGTCCAAAGAAACCACCCTTGGTTGCGTCTTGCACGTCACGGAACTCGGAGTACGCTTCGCCTAAACGTCCGTTGGAGTAAAGACCTGGGCGACCACCCCCACCAGCGTCTAATAGTTCTTGAATCTTTTCTTTTAGGATTTGCTTTAGTTCAACCGAAACCGAAGTGTGAACCGATTTAATCGTTGCCGTTGAAATGGCACCGTCTATCATTTCGGCACTTAGGTTGTAAAGGGCGTTCATGTAATCTTGCGGGTTTTCCGTTTGACGCAGAATTTCGCCCATAGCGTCTATTTCCGCTTGGGTGTGGTTTCCGGTCATGCGGAACATATTCATCAACGGTTCAATGGCGTTCTTGTCACCAGCGCGGAATGTGTAGTTCTTGACGTTGGGAATACGCCCCTCGCCAACTGCATCTTCAACGTACCATTGTGCTTCGGTAAAGTTTTTGCTTAGAAAGCGACGCACCCAGGTAAGGCTTCGTATGTTTACGTTTGGCTCCGTAGCCTCAACGGTAGAACGAACAGAAGCGTTTACGCCTTCTTCGGCAAGAGTTTTCTCCAACATACCGAAACTTGTAGCGTCACGGAACGCACGGCCAATAACGCGCCACACCTTCATGGTGGGCATAACGCCACGTGTTAGGTAGCCAGCGTCGGCAACTTGGGCAAGCACTTCAACCACTTTGTCTGGCGTGTTCGCTGCCGCCAATCGAGCCAATGTTTTTTCGTCAAACATTCCACGAAAGGCTTTGCCAATTTGATTAGCATTGGAGTCGGCAATAAATTTAATTGCACGTGCGCTTTGGGTAGTTGTGCCAGCGGTGCGGAATACATCGGCGCCACTCTCAACGCCTAGGCCCGTGTACCAACGACCAAGAATCCCACCTAAACCCTCGGCAGAATTAGCGCCTTCAATTAAACGAGAACCGGCAGAAAACGGATCGCCACCCAATAAAGCGCCTGCGTCAATTCCCCCAGATACCACGTTGTATCCAAGTCCCGGACTCATACCCAAAAGGTCAGCAATGCCTTGACCGGCAGTAGTTTTAGTTGGACGACCAAACGCATCAAGCGGGTGTCCACTTGAAGTAGCGTTCCATATGTCTCGCAACTTTTGGTCGGATTGAGCCTGAACGCCGGTAGCAACATTAAGTGCCTGTAGGCGTGTGCTTCGGTTAAATGCGTCTAGTGCTTTGAACCCGCGCGCAGCAAGACCCGGCGCCCACTGTACGGGCTTTTCAAATATTTTTGCGCCAACTCGAAAAGCCATTGATTGCCGCGCCATGTTTTGTGCGTCGGCGGCCCTAGCGTCGGCGGTTGCTGTATGCGTCGTTTGTCGTCTAAGTTCACGTGTGCGGATTGCAACGTAGCGAGCCAAATCATCTGGCGTAGCGGTTCCCTTTTGTAAAGCAGATTCAATTCGTGTTGCATTAGCGGCGTCAACGGATTCTGCGGCTCCACCCGCAACTGCTTCGTCGCCCATTATGGCGGCAATAATTGTGGGCGTTATGTTACCGAGTGCGTAAGCAACGCCTTTTTTGTTTGCCATGGTTTCCCAGTTAGCAATGATGTGCGAGGCGGGTGTAAGTCCAAAATTGTTTGATCGGTCAAAGTTGTCGGTGACGTTCCAAATGGTGTTTTGGGCGTCGTTAAGGTTTGCGGAAAATTGACCAATACCCTGAGTTCCCAACAACCCAAACGTACCCAACTCGCCCGCTGTGGCAACGGCTCGATTTATTGTTTTAGCCGTACCAACAATTAGGTCTTTAACTCCCGTAACCGCACCTTCGCCAAAACTAACAGCGTCTTGCCACCAACTACTTGAGTTGGGGCTGGCATTGGCGTGGTCAACGATTGCGTCTTTGATACCGCTGTGCAGGGTAGCAAGTTTTGTTACTTGACCAAGTTCGTGTCCGGTTGCGCCGTCGGTTGATGCAAGGGCGTGTAGACCCGCTGGGTCTTGCGCCATGCTGGGATTTGTTTTTAGAATGTCGGCGGTTTTTTGCTCGTATTCATTAACGGGGATTGGTGATATTCCGTCAGGCATTACATTCCCATTGTCGAAGCAAGTACCGCAAGTTCAGAAAGAGCTGGGGACGACGAGTAACGAGCAGCCGATTTAATTTGTTCCATTACTGGTGGGCGAGCAGAACTAAGTGCTTCGGAGCCGGGACCGGGGCCGTAGTCAATGCCAGCGGTAATGGGTTCGTCAGGTCGATTCGTCGGGCCGGTGTGAGGAAGGTCGCCAGGGCGGGGTAAGGGGCTACCGGCAGATTGTGCGGGCGAGGGAGCCGGAGCAGACGCAACGGGAGAAGCACCCATTGGCACCGCTCGCTGTGCGTCGGCTTGTTGTTTGGCCATTCCATACTCCTGATTCGGTACCGTAGATATGGGTTGGTTTAGATCACTACGGTTGCTGTAGGCGGTGCCTGGTGTGCCCTGGCGTTCCCCGCCCCTACCTTTACGTGGCATTTATTACACTCCTGCTGGTGCTGGTGCTGGTGCC